GCCCTGCACAATCACGCCCTCGGTAACTAGGTTGCCTCGTATCACAAGCCTTACGGCCGTGTGTTTAGGGGCACCACATCACAGAAAGGTATGGTTACATTTTATCCCGGTCCCTATTGGTGGGACCTACCGTTAAGTGGAAGGCAATGACTGGCACCTCGCCAGTCAGATGCGGCTCCTTGATCCCCACGAGGGTTCACAAGCTAGCCACCTCTCCTTCGCAACTGTCCTGTACGGTACAGGGATTCGTATCCCGTGGCCTATGACTTGGCCGCGACTACGAATGACGTCGGTGTGCAATGATCCGGAGAGACTGCCATACAGGTATCCAATCCTGTCGGCCGGTACCATAACTGTTCTTGGCTCGACCTGAGTGGTCTTTGCCTCCCACAGCTGTGTATCTCTGTTAATCCGGGTCCTCGCACGTATGTAGTTGTTACACCACAGGTGGTATTTGTCATGTACCACACAGGAACCAGGTATCGAGAAATCGGAGACGGGAATCTTATGACCGACTTGCTTGAGAAGCTTATCGGCCACAATTATCCCCAACCCTCTTCCCTGGTTCAGGAGGTTAGCAATTGACTCGCGGAATCCTGCGAGTCCCCCCGATGTTGTAAGATCATAGCCGTCGAAACGGGCCGGAGTGATACAGTGGCCATTAAAGGCCCACATACCACACGACTCGCGAAACGGATTTGATCCCCAAAACGACTTTCCACGGTTAACCTTCCATCCTAGGACCTCAAAGGCCTCTAGGACGTACGGGACCGCATCTGAGTCGATAACAACGTCATCACCATACACACTGCAAACACTGAGATTCCGGCCATGTAATGCCATCATTGCTCGTGCCGCAGCCCAGAACATAAGACTCTCAACCACGAAAGTTGAGGCGTTGCCCATTCCGGCATACATCCCAAGTTCAACGACGTCACCGTCCACATCACAATGTGTGGACCGGCAAGCCGTCAGAAGTGGGACAAGCCATCCGGGCATAACCTCCTCAACGTCACGAACGTCTAGCCAATCACTGGCATCAGACTCGTCGATCGTTGCTACGGTTGAATCTTTACTTCCGGTTAACGCGTAACGCTGGTTTATAACCTGAGCGTTTTCGAGATGCATAACATCCATTGCACTCCACGCAAGTGGTCCCGCATGGATGGATGAATACATCACGCGTCTTACGCCGTGTTGAAGAAAGGTGATCGCGAGGTCTTCGACCGTGATAAGTCTAAACCTCTTGAAATCTTTCTCAACGGCTTGTGCGCGACTTAGTCCCGACGTCGGGACCTCACGCATAATCCGACCAAGTTCCCCCGACCTAATCGCTTCGAGTATTGGAGACGATCCGTCGACCATCTCCCAGCGCAGCAAGAAAGGAGTAAATTCCCTCACCGCACCTTGTCCGAAACGTGGGCTCCAGTCCATTTCTGTACTGGGTGCCCAAGAGCCGAAGTAGGCTGTGAACGCATCGTTCACAACCTTAACACTACATCTTGAAAACCGGTTGTCAACCGGGCAAGGTAAAGCCCTTGCAAGCAAGCGTCGCATTTTGTCGATCAGGCGTCTCCGAAGATAGCCTGACCGATCTTGGTGCAACACTTGCTCGTTCCGTTCCTTGAACCCAGTGTACGCGGCGTTAGCCTTGGCCACTGGGTCACCACCGAAACGGAACTTCTTGAGTAGTCTAACTGCTTGCAAAGCAGTCGCAACCTGGTCTAACTGGTTTCTCCTTACGGAGCCGGATTCGATAAGGCTGAAGATTTCCTTCTCCGCTTCGGAGAGTTCATCCATCAACCTCTCAGCTGTTCCGGTGCACGGGATTGACGCTATGCGTCTAGCTCCCCGCGCTAGGTGGTCACCGATTAAATCGGTAACAGCATGTATCTGA